GGCGGGGGGAGGTTTACAGTAATAGGTCCCACTTCATTATTTAAGATTATTTTACCTCTTTGACCCGGTCTCATATGTTATATTTATAAATAATTATTAGTGAAGGTAAAATATCGCAATAAAATATATAATAGTGATGATATACCTTTATTTTTTTATTTTAAAGATTCTTCTAAAAAAGATGAATTTATAGATTTTTTAGCTAATAATTCTTTAGTTAATGAATTTAAACAAATCCCTTGCGTGTATGCTATACTTGCAGGTAATACAGTTATCAAGGATAAACGCGCACGAGTCTATTTAAGTTTTGATGAAATAGTGGAAAAAAGAGCTTTACAAAAAAGCATCTTTTTTAATCCAGAAGACAGTAATGCTTTTTTATGTAGCCCGGGAGACATTGAAGAGCGTAGTCTTGAAATATGGATAGAAAAACATTTAGATAGCTTAAAATAGTAGTTGAAATTAATCTTTAATCCCATACCATAGTAGTATGGGCAAATTTTATTCTACTAAAGTAATACCGCTTGGTTCATGTGCATTTCGTCAGCCGCACGCTAAGAGCCATTGCAAATTTATTCACGGGTACAGACTACAAGCTAAATTTTGGTTTGCATGTAATGAACTTGATCAAAACAACTGGGTAGTTGATTTTGGTGGTCTAAAGGAACTAAAGAGAGATCTTGAAAATACATTTGATCATAAAACCGTAGTATGGGGTAAAGATCCTGATCTTGAAACTTTTTACTTACTTGAGAGTAAGGGAATGATTGAACTAGTTGTGCTTCATGGCGGGGTAGGCATAGAGAAGTTTGCTGAGCTTTGCTGCGATCTTGCTGATTCTTATGTCAGAAATATGACTGATAATCGTTGCTGGTGTGAAAAAGTAGAAGTTTGGGAGCACGAACAAAACAGTGCAATTTATCAAAAGTACTTTAATATCTAACTATGAGCGCTGATAAAACTCTTTTTCTTTCTGACGATTTTGTCTTTTATACTCTCGAGGGGGAAGGCCGATACATCGGTTATCCTTCTGTGTTTATGAGACTATCTATGTGCAACCTCACTTGTATTGGGTTTAAGAGTGAAGATGCACCGTTTGGTTGTGATAGTTATGTAAGTTGGTCTAAAAAGAATAAAATGACATTTGAAGATACTGCTCTTCTTTTTGAGAAGAACGATTATCATGAAATGCTTAAACAAGGAGCTATTTTAAAGCTTACTGGTGGAGAGCCCTTTATTCAGCAAAAAAACCTTATTGAATTTGTAAAGTTTATTAGAGACCGTTGGGGCTTTTTTAGCTGGGACTGCGAGTACGATCCCATGATTTCAGGACCACGGGAGCCGCTGCTTCATATCGACTTTGAAACGAACGGTACCATTATGCCTGATCGAGAGTGGCTTGAATTAGGATGTACTGTAACGTTTACCACCTCTCCTAAGCTTTCTAGCAATGGAGACCCTGAAGAAAAGCGGTTCAAGCCAGAGGTGCTTCGTTTCTTGGTAGAAAATGATGCTTGTTTTAAGTTCGTTGCAAAACAAGAATCCGATCTTAATGAAGTACTTGAAAAATATATTAATAACCCTGATGTAGGTTTGCGTAATGATCTTGTATGGATTATGCCTATGTGTGGCTCTCGTAAGGAACTTATTGAAGTCGCGCCTGCAGTAGCTGAAATCTGTAAGAAATACGGGTTTAAGTTTAGTAATCGTATGCATTTGCAAATTTGGGATAAAGCTCTAAAGGTATAAAATGAAAACACCCAATCCAGAATGGCATTTTAAACTTAGCATAATTAAAAGCGTATTACGCATTATTGCAGGAGCTGCCTTTATAAAAGGTAATATTGTTGCTGGGGGTTTATTGTTAATTCTAGCTGAAATTATTGGTATTGTGGAAGAAATTATATAAATGAAAACTACAATTAAATTTACGTATGAAAGCGAATACACCTCTGAGTTTGCCAGGCATTGTGGAACTCCGCGTAAGCTTGAAGTTATTTTAGGAGGAGATATTACTCTTGACGAGCTTATCGAACAATTTGAGCTTTTTGTAAAGGGAATCGGTTATTATCCTCCTGACAACACTCATTTAGAATACGTTGAAAATGATACAGAAAAGCCTAAGTCGTTAGAAGAATGACAAATTTAAAAAAAATTGGTGTTATTGGTACTCAATGTGTAGGTAAAAGTACACTCATTGAAGATATGATGCTGCAGTGGCCTCAATTGCAGCGACCCACAAAAACTTATAGAGATTTAATTAAAGAAAAAAAATTACCGATTAATAAAAACGGAACTAAAGAATCTCAAGAGACAATACTTAATTTTCTTGTTGATGAGGCTATGGAAAATATTGGTTCTAAAAAAATGATATTTGATCGAACCCCATTAGATAATTTGGTTTATTCTTTATGGTTGTATGATAAGCAAGTTTCAAACGTAGATGAGGCGTTTATTGATAAATGCGTTGTTACGGTTAGACACGCACTTAAGTTTTATTCGGTTTTATTTTATTTGCCCTTGGTTAAAGAAAATGATGTTGCTTTAACTGTAAAAGAGCAGAGAGATATCGATCCAGTTTATAGAGGGGAAGTAGGTGTATTGTTTGAAATGCTTTATAAAGCCTGGCAAAAAGGGGGGTCTAAATTCTTTGATAACGAAGATTGCCCGCCTATTATCCCTATTTATGGCAATCCGCTTGAACGCATTGCTATGTTAAAGATGTATATCAATGAAAAATGCGAGTTTTATGGAGAGAGTGATAGTCTTCTTACTAAAGATATTAAGGAACAATCTTTTCTTTCAGAACAGTTAGGATTATCCAATAAAAACTTGCACAAAAAGTAATAAGTAATAACATACTTATTATGAGCTTCGATAAACTAGCAAACCAGATTAACGAGAATTTCATGCCAGAGGCTCGTAAGCCTAATCCTGAATTCCAAAAGTGGAAAGCAGAGAATCCTGGCGTGCCAGTCTACAAGTTCTATAAGATGCAGCGAGCTAAGAAATCTGGAATGACTCCAGATGTAGAGCCTACCGTTGAACCGGAGATTAGCACATTGAGCAAGGATCCAGCTACTGAACGAACTCGTCTTGCAGTTGCTGATTATATTGCACATAATCCTGATGCATCAGTTGATGAAATTATCGACGCTATTGCAATTGATAGCACGGAAGAAACACCTCTCAATCTTGACCCTGCAGTAGTTAAGGCGATTGTAGACCAGGAATCCTCGGTGGAGGAGCCTGGACTTGAGGAGCCTTCCTTAAGCGATATTAAGAAAGACGAGCTTTCAGCAAAATACGATCGTATGCGTCAAGCTCTTTATAAGGCTCGTGGTTTTAAAGCTAAACCAGGTCGTCGTAGTACTACACGTGACGTAGAGGGGGATACTGAAGAAGATACACCTTTCTCGCGTCGTGGTATTAGTATGAGAGATGAACCTGTTGATCCTAATGAGCTGTAAGGAATTTTTCAGTTAGTATAATAAATTTCATTCCTTTTTTAGCCGCGTATTCAGACGCGGCTTTCCATTTACACTGATTTTGATGGTACATTAAGTTTTCGTATAAAACTGTACTAGTCTTTTTCTTATTGGATTGTTTTGGTGGCTGAGTTTGAGCAAACGGTTTTAACTCAATAAGATATTTTTGCACATTACCCCCCGGATTTTTAATAGCAGCTATAAGATCAATATAGTATTTGTGTACTTTCTTATCTACATCATTGTAATAAGGCACAACAATTGATTCACTAGCCCAAGCTACCACGTTAGGGTTTTTATCAAAATGCAAAAAGAAATTCTTTTCTAAAGAAGAACGGTATGATGGATTTGTACTACCTTTGTATTTTTCTTTATTTATTGGGGTGTAAATACCTTGAAAGTACTTGTTATTTTTAGGGTAGGCCATATACTATAGTTACTTACCTGTGCATATTTCTCAAAACCTAGTAATCAATACGTTTTTTCAGTATTGTAAACGGCCCGTCTTTAAAAAAACTACTGGCACGTACAATAGCGAATGTCCGTATTGCCATGAAGGCAAAAGTACAGGTAAAAAGAGACGCTTCTTTTATATACCTGAAGAGGACCATCTTTATTGTCATAATTGTAATGTTAGCGTTAACGGTTTTGATTTTGTCAAAGAACAGACCGGAATGTCTCTTAAAGATATTTTAGCAGAGTCTGAACTGCGCACAGATACTGTAGAAGATATAATTAAACGCTCTTCAGTTTATAAAAAATATAATCCTAAGAGTCTACCTGATGATTGTATTAATTTATTTGATAATAATCAGATATCTTTTTATAGTGCTAATTCTGTAGTAAAAGATGCCCTAGAATTTATAAACAAAAGAAGGCTTAGCACTGCAATTAATAAACCTAAGGCTCTATGGTTAAGTCTTACTGATTATACTCATAAAAACAGAGTAATTTTTCCTTTTTATAGCCCTAACGGTGGTTCCAAGATTGAATTTTATCAATCTCGAGCCCTTTACAAATTAGATGAAGATAGAGCAAAATATCTATCTAAAACTAATTCAGACAAAGGTATTTTTAATATAGACAAAATTACCCCCGATATTGAATTTATCTTCTTACAAGAAGGACCGATTGACGCTATGTTTCTACGTAACAGCGTAGCATTAGCTGGTATTAACCCTACTGAAGAACAAATTGAACGCTTACAAATGCTTTTTCCTATGCACAGTATGGTTTATGTACTCGATAATCAATGGGTAGATAGTACCGCGTATGACGTTACTAAAACTCTTTTAGATAGAGGAGAATCTGTGTTTTTATGGCCGAAAGAGCTTAGTCAATACAAAGATTTTAATGATTTATGTATTGCGCAAAGTATTGACGAAGTCCCCTACAAATTTATTATAAAAAATACCTTTAAAGGTATGAAAGGTAAACTACAATATTCTTTAATCAAATGCAAACAAAGTTAATTGCGATCACACAGCCGTTTATTAAGATTAAACCTGATAGTCTTCATGATATGACAGCAGAGCAATTTATTGTGTATATTGCTCGAGTTAGCAACCCTGCTAATCAATTCAATACTGAAACAGGCTATAAACTTATTCGTTATCTTATTAAGCATAAGCATTGGAGCCCTTTTGAGCATGTAAATTGTACGTTTGAAATTAAAACGTCTAGAGCTATTGCTGCGCAAATTTTGCGTCACCGCTCATTTACTTTTCAGGAGTTTAGTCAGAGATATGCCGAAGCTACTGATTTAGAACCTATTGAGTGGCGCAAGCAAGGCAAAACTAATAGACAGGTTGGAGAAGAAAGTGTTGCTTTACCAATACACCTACAATATGCTGTAAATGAAGCTCAACGCAACACTAAGGCTCTATATGACCAGCTTATTAGGGAAGGTATTGCAAAAGAGACCGCAAGAATGATACTACCTCTTAATACCCAAACAACTATTTATATGTCTGGCACCCTACGTAGCTGGATACATTATATAGATCTTCGTTGTACCGAGGGTACTCAGAAAGAGCATAGAGAAATAGCTCTAAACATAAAAAAAGGCCTCGAAGAAGTATTTCCTGAGACCTTTAAAGCTATAAATGAATTAAACGTTAACGAGGGGTAGAAGCGTCTTTTACTTTCTTTTCAGAAGTAATAACAACCGACTTAAATACTTCAGCTAGCCCGCGAAGGTTTTCAGCTAATTTAGTAATACGTTTTTCTTCACGACGAACAACTCCACGAAATGGAATTGAATTTTTAATTTCAAGCTGGTTAATTTGAGAGTTAAGGCTTTCAGGGCCAGTGCCATTAACGAAATCAGCCATTTCTTCTAATTTAGAAATCCAATTACGTGCAGCGTCGACCCCTGAGGAATCAACTTTAAGTTGAGGATTATCAGCTACGTCAAAGTCTCTAGGGTTTGTACCTTTATCTAAAGAACGTTTATATGCCTCCTCGTCGGACATCTCTCCACCTGAAGGAGCTGGTGCTGCTTCCATTTCATAATTTTCCTTCATAGCTTTTTTCTTCTTGTCTGACATTTTATGTTTTTCCCGGAGAGTTATATCTTTATCGCCAACTTTAATTTTGTCACCAGGTTTTTTACCGGCCGCTTTTGCGTCTTGCACAGCCTTACTGAATGCATTACCTTCTGTTTCTTCTTTCTTTAAACCCTTCTTTTTGCGAAGAGCTGCAAAATCTGCGCCTGTAATTTTACCCTTAGGCTCTGCCACATCGATGTTTTTTTGACCACCATGAAGTTTTTCGGTTTCTTCGTTTAAGGATTTAAGAAATGTATTTGCAAACTTTGACATAATACTATTATTTATCAAAAACATTTGAATTTCTAAGGTTATATTTTATTATAAACATATGTCTAAAGCACTAGTTATTCTTTCGGGTGGTATGGATAGTTCTATTCTCCTACATCATGTTGCAAAGCGTATGCACTATGATGAATTGTATGCAATAACTTTTAACTACGGTCAACGGATTATTCGAGAAGTTGATTGTGCAAAGGCTCAAGCTCTAGATGTAGGTGTTGTCGAACATAAAATTATAAATATGGATTTCTTTAGAGATATTTCTAAGATGTCCGCTCTTACTAATACTGATCTTAAGATACCTAAAGCAAGAGAAGATATAGGAAACGCACAGCCGCTTAGTTACGTACCATTTAGAAATCTATTACTTTTAACAACTGCAGCTGGGTGGGCTGAAAGTATCGGTGCTAATGATTTGTTTTACGGAGCAGTACAAACTGATGATTTTTCCGGGTACTGGGATTGTACTTCCCTATTTTTAAACAAAGTTAATGATGTATACAATCTTAACCGCAAGAATACAATTAAAGTAAATGCTCCGTTCATGACATGGTCCAAGGACCGAGTTGTTAAAGAAGGCATTGATCTGAACATAAATTTTTTACAAACGCATACTTGCTATGAAGGTAAAGAAGTAGCATGCGGAGAGTGTGTATCTTGTGCAGCTCGTATTAAAGCATTCATAGATAATAAAACTATAGACCCAATTAAATACGCAAAAGAAATACCGTGGAGTAAATTCGATTGTAAGACATACTAAGTTATGTGCGGTATAGCAGGATCAACTAATAAAGATACAGCTTTTAAACTGTATCAAAGTAATTTAAATCGCGGCTTTTATAGTTCCGGTTCTATTGTACTCGATGACCTCACTTTATGGAGCTGCAAAAAAGCTCTAGGAGAATTTAAAGAACCGACAAAGCCAGCATGTGTACCTGGTATACATACAGAAGGTCTATATTATCTTTATCATTCTAGAGGCCCCACCGTAGAAACGAAAGGCTTTAACGAAGAAAATAATCACCCGTTTTTTTATGAAGATTGGATAGTTGCGCATAATGGTATTGTTAGTAATTTTTTGCAGCTCACAAAAGAACATTATCCTAATCAAGATTTTGCAGATAAAACCGATAGCTGTATTATACCTCGAATGCTTAGTTTATTTGGAATTGACCACGGCCCTGAAAAGCTAGAAGGAACCTTTGCATTTTGGGCTTATAACGTTCGCACAAACAATCTATATCTCGTACGTAATTCCTGTACCCTATTTGCAAATTTAAATAATGGCGATTTTTCATCTACCGAGTTTGAAGGTAGCACAGCTCTTGAAGAAGGTAAACTTTACTCTATAGATTTTAGTAAACAAGATTCCTCTCAGGGCTCGCGCATAAAAATTAATTGTACATTTAATTTTAAATCCCCGTACTTTATATTCTAAATATAACTATGTCTAACGATGCTATAGATTATATTAACAGGGATATTGTCAATGTAAAAGAGGATCTACGAACTATTAGCAAGTTGGTTAGAGATGGTAACGGTCAACCTAGTCTTATACAGCAAGTGACTATACTGCAAAGTGATATAGGAAGAATTGAAATAGAACTAAAAGAACAAATAATAAACCTACAGAGTAGTGTAGATTCATTTAGAGCTAAAGAAAAAGAAAGAAATACTTTAAATTGGCAGTTTAAGACCGCTATAGGGGTTGCATTAATTACAAGTTTTACTTCAGTATTTTTACATTACATGAGTAATAAAACTTCTGAAACAGAAAAAACACTTACTCAAATAGTTGAAAGACTCGATAAGGTCAATATAGTACCTAAAAAATAAAGTAGATTTAATAAAATAATACTCTAAAATAGATTTTAAATATGAAGAGTATTAGTTTGTCTCTAGAAGAAAGTCAACTAGTTATAGAAGCCCTATTGTTTACAGTTGGTGCTGATGTATGCTCTGACCATACTGATGTGCACCGAGCTAAAATGCTTACTTTAGCAGAGAGTATCAATAATAAATTTGATAAACCCGCGTTACACAACATCTATCTATACAAAGATTCTTTTGTAGCTGATCCTAATACTTCTTTAATTTTAGAAAAGTTTACCAACGTACCTCTAAATGATATTATTTCAGATTTGAAATGAAAAAAACAGTAGTAGTGTTTTGCTCTCAAACCTCTAACGAAAAAGAGCTTAATGAGAGGTATGGAAAATATCATATATTAAACACTCCACGCTTAGATGAAGTAGAATGTGTTAAGATATTTTCTAACACAAAATCTCTCCCTAGAAAATATAATGAATGGATAAAAAATGAAGATTTTAATGTTGTTCTTATCCATGATGATGTTTTGATAAACGATAAAGAATGGTTAGAAAAAATAAATGAAAATTTAAAGAAATATGATGTTATTGGTTTAGCTGGCGCTTCAAGCGCAAAAATATCTGAACCATGTCTTTGGCACTTAATGAGCCCCAGAGAAGATCATAAAGGAAAAGTAAGCCACGTATCAGATGGTGGCAAAGGGACTTTTGTAACTCATTTTGGTAAGCATGGTAGAGTGCTTATACTTGATGGTTTATTTTTAGCTTTTAATTCTAAACGAGTTTACGAGGCAGGTGCATTTTTTGATGAATCTAATCCTTGTGTAGCCCATTTTTATGACATAGATTTTAGCCTGTCCTGTAATAGTAAAAAACTAAAATTAGGCACCGTTGATATAAATGCTATACATAATTCTCACGGGCTTCGTTCTTTTACTGATGAATGGCTTTCAGGACAAGTATGGTTTTTAGACAAAGTTAAGAATGGAAAATATTTAATTTAACAGTATAATTTCATTATGATTATTAACGATCAAAAAATATACGACGGCTCTTTTATTCATAAGCGTTTCGCTTACAAGTATTTTAGAGACAAGACTCTACCTATCGGTAATATTGTTTCTTTTGTAGCTCCAGTTGAGGTTACTTTAAATCTTATTGATCTAGAGGATTCTCTTGAAAAAGATTATATCTATAGCGAATCTATGGTAAATTTTTGCTGGGAAATACCTAATTTAGATCCTTTCGGGGCTGTATGCTTTCAGCGTCTGTTTAACACCTCTATTGCTAATATTCTTTATAAACAGATCAATAAGCCTATTGAAATGAAAGGGGATGATATTATGATTCATGCAGATCATAATCAAGGCGGTATCCATCAAACTAAAGGTAAGGCGTCTGTAAGCATTACCTATTCTAAAGAAAACGTGGCCATTGGGCATACCGGTATTAATATTCTCGCTGGTAAAAAGGCACCTGCTTTTGCATTTAGTACTAATCTTACCCCTGAACAGACGGTAAAGTTTCAAAACGATGTTATTCATCAGTTTTATAGTATGGTCGATAATATTTTTATAGCTACCACTAAAGTTATTGTTTAATGTTCGAATATCTAAACAAAATTTTGTTTAAAACCAAAACACCAGATACGACTAATTTAGATGAAAATTCTGAATTTCAGCCGTATCTGGTGCAGCGGTGGTGCAGTATGTACTCTCCTGAGGTGACTATATTGCTTAATCAAACAAGCAACACTCATTGGTCTACTCTGCAAGGTAATACTGAGTGGTTTAATTATTTGCACGGGGTTATACCTAAAACTAGATTCAAACGTATTAGCTATATAAAGAAAAAGAAAGATACTGAGAGTAAAACAGTACAGAAACAAACTGTACAAAAAGTTGCTAACAATCTTGAAATTTCAAGTAGAGAGGTAAGTTCGTATATAGAACAATTTAATTTACAATTACCAAATGAAAAAAAGTGAAATAGCTTTAGAAAAAGCAACAAAAAATATGAGCAAAGCCGATCGCGAAAAAGCGTTTCAGGCTTATGAAGATGTAGGTGCCAATCTTAATAAAGGCATGGTTAGACTTGAAGATTACACTGGAAGTGATCTTAATCTAGCTAGTTGGCGTCTTACTGCAGTATTAGATGATATTCTAATGTGTCAATTTGTAGATACTAATGAAGATGGTACACAGGTTATGCGTGGAGGGATTTTTGTACCGATTAATGTCACTCAACAAGCATGGCGCGTTGCAAAAGTACTTTTAGCAGGGCCAAGAGCAAAGGTAAAGCCGGGCCAGCATGTTATCTTTCCAAGCACGTTTGGACTCAAAGCTAGCAACATAAATAATCTTAAACATATTGTTTTCTTAAACGAAGATCGTATTTTTGGTGTTGCTGAGCCTGAAGAGTCTAAATGAGAGTATCCCAAACAGCTTTAACAGCTTTGCTTAATAAAAACGCCGTAGAACTCAGATTTCTACGGCGTCGCCCTATTGCCGGTTCTCCAGCTACTCGTAGAATGTTCGCAACAAATGATACCGTTCTTTTGAATAGTTCTGAAGGTAGAGTTGCATTAAATTTTAAACCAGCGTCAGGTAGGTTAAAATTTAACCCTCAACAAAAAGGATTAGTCTTAACGTGGGATATTTTTATGCAGGACTATAGACTTGTGCCTTCTGAGTCTGTAGAGGTAGTAAGTGTTGTACCTACCACGCCTCCCGAACAGTTCTGGAAATATTTTAGTGAAGTATTAAGTAAGATGTCTGCAACTGACAAACAGCAGTTTATGGACAAATAATATGCTAGACAATTTAGATAACGCCATTAAACCTTATTTTCTTAAAGATGTGGTTTTTTCTTTAAAAAATAAAACCTATAAAAAAGGTAAACTTATTAACTTCCGTCTTTCTGGTTGCTATATATCCTTTATTGTTAATACTGAGAAAAAAAGAGAAACATTTGAAATACCTTTTCCGTTTGCCCTAGAAGAAAAAAACGATCAAATAGTTTTTGATTACAGGCTTGACACTTTAGCTGAACAAGATTTTGAATTGCTAATAAATTTGAAGTCAACATCAAAAGTTAAAAACAGCAAATTTTATAACACGATACTTACAATTAACAAATTGAATTAGTTGCAAGTTAGTCTACCATATAAGGCTGATGAAACTGACTAAGCCTTTGATAGATTATTTTCCTACGGGCTTTACGCCTCGAAGCCATCAAGTACAAGGCTTAGAAAAAATACAAGCAGCTATAAGCAAAGGTGCAAAATTTATTATAGTACAAGCACCTACGGGTTCTGGTAAGTCGTTTATTAGTAAGACTCTTTCGAACACTACAGATCGTTGCCATAAAGATTACGAGCAGCTGGTATTTAATTACCATGCTTACGATGAAGATTATGCTGGAGCTATAGCAAAGCTACCTTCTCACGGGTTGTTTGCCTTAACTACAACCAAAGCTTTGCAAAATCAGTATAAGGATCTTTTTAATGAATCTTCTATCTTTAAAGGTAAAAGTAACTATCAATGCGAAGTAGATACTAGTTTTACCACTGAACATGCACCGTGTTTGATTGCACCAGCGCAAAAGAAAGAGTGCTGGGATCAACATTGCTGCCCTTATTATGAAGCGCGTAATAGCGCTTTAATCGAAAGCTTTACAGTACTTAATTACGCTTCTTTTTTTAATCTACCCGATCATCTTAAGAAGCGTCAAATAATTGTAGCAGATGAATGTTCAGAGCTAGAAGATGAAATAGTAAAATACTATTCTGCAGTTATTGATTATAAACGCCTTACAGTTAATGGTATTGAATATGAAAAGTTAACCAGTGAAGCACCGGCTAAGGCTCTAGGGTGGTTAACTGATCTTGCCGAGTCTGTAAAAGAAGTTATTGAAGCTCATAAAGGCCGTGCTCGTTATGAAAATAATAAAATTGAGCTTATTAAACAACAGTTTAGAAAAGACCTGTATGAATCTATTGTCAATATTATTAACCATTGGGATAAGACACAGTACATAATTGAAAAAGATGCTGAAAAAGCAGTATTCACTCCACTTAAAATCGATACTTTGTCTCATTGTTTGTTTGATTATGCAGACGTAATAGTATTAATGAGCGCAACAATTGTAGACAAAAATATCTTTGCTCAAACTCTTGGTATTAAAGAGTTTGAATATGTTGAGTTTGAATCTACATTCGATCCTAAGAAGAGCCCTATCTACTGTCATAGCAAATATCCTCTCAATTATAAAACACTAGATACGCACCTACCGAATGTGGTAGAGATTGCACACACCATAGCAGAAAGCCATAAAGGGGAAAAAGGTATTATACATACTCATTCTTTTACTATTACGCAAGCTGTACAAAAAAGACTTAAAGGTAAGCGCTTTCTTTACAGAGAAGAAGGTACTACAAATGAAACTATAATTAAAGAGCATGGTATTCGTAAAGACGATACAGTACTAGTAAGTCCCTCTCTTACCATGGGATTAGATCTAAAAGGAGATCTAGGTAAATGGCAAGTCATCATAAAGATGCCTTATCCGTCTTTAGCAAGCAAGCGGGTAAAAAAACTGTTTGAAGTAGACCCGAAATGGTATAAAATGAAGATGTTTATTTCTCTAATACAAGCTTGTGGACGTTGTACTCGTAGCGCCGAAGATGAAAGCATAACATATATCCTGGATGGTATTTCAGCAAAAACTATTATAGAAAATAGACATATCTTACCTAAACACTTCTTAGACCGTATAATGTAAGTAATAATGTGCAGAAGTATACATTTCACTGGGAAGTAAAGGATTTATTAACCCAATTTTTACAGGCCTTTGACGGGGCTATAGTAAAGCGGTACGATAATGCACGCGTAGCGGGTAATAATGTTGCAGTAAGATATGTTTATGCCCCTAAACAAAGAGTACTACATGATTTAGTTAATAAGGCTCAGCATATTACCTTACCCGCAATATCCTTTTGGATTAACAGTATAAGTAGAGATCCTAGTAGAGTGTTTAATAAGCTAGAAGGTCAGTACTGGACAAATACTATC